TGCTAGCTGGATGCCAGAGTTTAAAGAACTTAGTCCAATGCTTACTAGTGAAGCAATCGCAGATCGCATTATGGAAATTCTTCCGCAGGATCATTGGAAGGATGAACACTTGGTTATCACAGGTGGTGAGCCGTTACTAGGATGGCAACGTGCTTATCCAGATTTATTGAGTCATCCTAAAATGGCTGGCTTAAAAGAAATTACATTTGAAACAAATGGTACTCAAAAGCTAACAGAAGAATTTAAAGAGTATCTAGTACAATGGCAAATGCCCGATATAGATTTTGCTAGAGAGATTACATTTAGTGTAAGTGCTAAACTTCCGTGTAGTGGTGAAAAGTGGGAGGAAGCAATTCTTCCAGAAGTAGTCCGTGAATACGAAGATTTTGGTACAGCATATTTGAAGTTTGTCATTGCTACTGAACAAGATTTCGCCGATGCAGAACGTGCTATTGAACAGTATCGAGCGGCAGGATTTAAAGGACACGTTTATCTAATGCCAGTTGGTGGTGTGGAAAGTGTTTACGCATTAAACAATAAGAACGTAGCATTACTGGCTATGAAAAACGGACTACGTTACAGTGATCGTTTACAAGTGCCGTTATTTAAAAATGAATGGGGAACTTGATGAAAAAATTTATTAGAAAATTATTTGGCATTGATAAATTACTTGCCGAAAAAGAACAAGCTCAATTAGAAACAACTAAAGCCAAAGAAGAAGAAGCACAGGCTAAACTAACTCCGAAAGAACGTGCTACTGCCAAAGGCGAGCCCTGGGTAGCCGTACTTGATACGCATGTTAACAAAGAGAATGTACGCAATGGTTTTTTTGAGCTTGACTGGAACGAACTATTTGTGTTACAATTGAAACAAGCTGGATACGGATTTGATGGTGATCCAGATGAAGAAATTGTCGATCGTTGGTTTCGCGATTTGGCTAGCAACATGCTAGTTGAGGATGGACAAAGTCCTAATCGCGGTGCTGGTTATATTAACGTAAGTAGATTGCCTAATGGCAAAGCGCAGGTAGAATGACACATATTATAGTTGATACTGCTAACACATTTTTTCGTGCTAGACATGTAGTTCAAGGCGAAGCTGAGATTAAACTCGGCATGGCATTCCATATTACTTTTAACAGTATTAAAAAAGCATGGCAAGACTTCGGTGGCACTCATGTAGTGTTCTGTCTTGAAGGTCGGTCGTGGCGTAAGGATCATTACAAGCCATACAAGGCTAATAGGCAAGAAACTCGTAACGCAATGACTCAAAAACAGCAAGATGAAGACAAGTTGTTTTGGGAAGCCTTTGATCAGTTTAAAGATTTTATTACAGAAAAAACTAACTGTACAGTCTTACAACATAACCAGCTAGAAGCAGATGACTTAATTGCAGGTTGGATACAAAGTCATCCTAATGCAAAACATGTTATTATTAGCACAGACGGTGACTTTGCACAATTAGTAAGTCCTACTGTTAGTCAGTATAATGGTGTAGGTGATTTACATATTACACACGAAGGAATCTTTGATGCTAAAGGTAAACCCGTTAAAGACAAAAAGACAGGTGAGCCTAAGCCGGCACAAGATCCAGAATGGATGCTGTTCGAAAAATGTATGCGTGGCGACACTAGCGACAATGTGTTTTCGGCATATCCGGGTGTGCGTACTAAGGGTAGTAAAAACAAAGTTGGCCTTACTGAAGCATTTGAAGATCGTAAAAGCAAAGGATTCGCGTGGAACAATCTCATGCTCCAACGTTGGACCGACCACAACGGTGAAGAACATCGTGTGCTAGAAGATTATCAACGTAACGTACAACTATGCGACTTAACTGCACAGCCCGACGAAATTAAAACCCTGATTAAAGAAACAGTCAGCACTAATGCTACACCTAAGACTGTAGATCAGGTTGGTATCCGTATGCTTAAATTCTGCAACGCATGGGACATGAAAAAGATTGCAGACAACATACAGCAGTATGCAGAACCATTCCAAGCAAGATATAAGGAAGATTGATGTACATCGAAAAATGTGCTTATAAAAAAACATGTCCTAATAAGACAGACAACTGTGAGGTAATGACAATGACAGAGATACACGCAAAACCTATCGTAGATGGCAAATTTTGGATCGTCGAGAAAGACGGAAATAAGATCGCTACACTACATAAAAAAGAAAACAATAGATTTGTATTATCAAGTACTAATGGCGAAGTTATGTTTAATAAGAAACAAGATCTTACTAAACAATTTGGAGAAGATTTCTTCCTAAGTGGCACTAAAGTAAAAATTACTCAACCAGACACGCATGAGTGTCATGGATATCCGACATCATGTAATCCGTATAATGCTATGTATGATGTTAGACGTAAATTACCATTGTTTACAAAATCAAATGCTAGTAAGAGTTTATATTGTGCAGGATACTATACAATTAAATTTGATAAGGGATGGGTTAAGAGTTTTTGCCCTAAAGCTATTACCATTGAACGGTATCCTTACAAAGGACCATTTAAATCAGAACTTGAAATGAGAACGGTGCTTACTAATGCAAAATCAGATTAATTTAAGTCCTATTACACAATTTGTACAAATCTTACGTTCTGCTGAACTGAGTCAGCAAAAAGAGATAAAATTATCAATACAGCAGGCAAGACTACTGCATCTAGCCTTAACTGAAGTTTTAGATAAAATAAACCGGGATTACGAATCACTATATAATGATTTAAAAGGTAGTGTTGAATCTGACGTAGTCACTGTGGCCATGGATGGTGGTGGATTTTCTGAGTCTAAATAGGATAAATATATGCGTACATTACTTGGATGCGCATTATGTCAAGACCGAAACCAAAAATACTGCTTGAAAGTATCAATAAAAAGACTTACAAAGCAGAACAGATTTTAGAAGCCGAAGCAATTTGGGCCGTGTTCTATAAGAACGAACCTTTTAATCTAAAATCGTTTAACAGTCTTACCAGCTATCCCGGACCTAAATATAAAAAGGTCAGTTTTTCAAATCCAGGTCATGCACACAACCTCGCCAAAAAATTAAATCTCACATTCGGTACTACAGATTTCCAAGTTGTTAAATTGACTTCTGGCACTATTGTAAAATGATCAGTAAAGAAGTACTAACCAAGATATTTTTACAACAATGGGGCAAGAGTACAGACGATGCTAATGTTGAATTATATTCTCATCAGTGGTGGCAATCAAATCGAACTAATAAAAAAAATGCATTTCGACTAAGTGACGAAGGCTATGACTTTTTGGTTAACACTTTGGAAATAAAAGACTACGAAGTTCCATTTACTGAGCCAATCGAACTAAGTCCCCAAACAATTATCTTTTTGGAAAGATATTTGGATAGCCCCTACTACTTGACTAGAGAAAGCATCACCGTTTTTACCGAACGTAAAAGTTTTGAACTGTATATGTTTTCGGATGATATACGTAAATTTGGACTAATTAAAGCAATGAACGAGCGTGAAAAAGATCTAGATAGTCAAAAAAATGATTGACAATCTAGGCTAACTGTATTATAATACATACATAGACAGTTAAACCCCGCCCGTAACTTACTTTAAGATAGGAAACAAAGATGAGCGAAGTAATCAGCCGCACAGTTAGTCCCAAAGGTGCAAAAAAATCTCTGCGTAAAGCATTTAAAAATAAGCGTCCAATCTTCCTATGGGGTCCTCCCGGAATTGGTAAATCAGATATTATCAAACAGCTCGGTGAAGAACTCGAAGCTCACGTAATTGATGTACGTTTGAGCTTGTGGGAACCTACTGACATTAAAGGTATTCCATATTTCGACTCAAACACTAGCAAAATGGTTTGGGCTCCTCCTAGTGAATTGCCAGATGAAGCTATGTCTAAAAAATACAAGACAATTGTATTGTTTATGGACGAAATGAACTCTGCGGCTCCTAGCGTACAGGCGGCGGCTTATCAGCTGATTTTGAATCGCCGTGTAGGTACTTACAAACTGCCAGATAATGTTGTTATGGTAGCGGCTGGTAACCGTGAAACTGACAAGGGTGTTACATTCCGTATGCCTGCTCCGTTGGCTAACCGTTTTGTTCACTTGGAAATGACAGTGGATTGGGAAGACTACTTTGAGTGGGCAGTTGACAACAAGATCCATAAGGACGTAGTTGGCTTTTTGACCTTCTCTAAGAAGGACTTGTACGATTTTGATCCTAAATCTAGCTCACGTGCTTTTGCTACTCCACGTAGCTGGTCATTTGTTAGCGAATTGTTGCATGATGACGACACTGACGCAGATACCCTAACAGATTTAGTGTCAGGTTCAGTTGGTGAAGGACTTGCTATTAAGTTTATGGCACACCGTAAACATGCTAGTAAATTGCCCAATCCTACAGACATCTTAGCAGGTACTGTTAAGAAAATGGATTCAAAAGAGATCTCAGCAATGTACTCTTTGACTGTGTCATTGTGCTATGAATTGAAAGATGCATGTGACAAAAATGCTAAGAATTGGAACAAACAAGTTAACAACTTCTTCCAATTTATGATGGATAATTTCGAAACTGAGTTAGTTATTATGGGTACTAAGTTGGCACTGAGCACTTACAAACTGCCGTTGGATCCAGATGAGATTACTTGTTTTGATGCCTTCCATGCTAAGTTTGGTAAGTACATTAGCCAAGCTACCGAAAAGAAGTAATTCAAAATGTAAACTTGACACCTCCTACGGGAGGTGTTATACTATATACATAGTAAGAAATTAGGA